CCGCCTGTAGTACTTGCTAATACTTGACCATTAGCCGTTGGTAAGGCAGAAGGCAAGGTATAACTGGTATCAGCCGCTAACGTATCTGGAGCTTGTAGAGAAACATAATTTGCACCGTTAGCATCGGCTTCTGTAAATCTTATTTGCTTGGCATTATCAATTATTAAATTGCCAGTCATTGTGTCACCAGCTTTTTCAACCGCAGCATTAGCAGTCGTGGCAGCAGCATCAGCAGCATCTTTCGCTACCTTCACAGCAGCAGGTGTGGCAGCCGTAGTTGTTGAACTAGAGGCGGCACTATCTGTTAATTGAACAACACCAACAACGGAAGTCGTTCCAGGGACAATCTTTGATCCAGAAATTGCAGCATCACTCTTAATATCAGCGTTAACAATGGAATCCGCAGTAATAGCAACAAGACCTGCTGCATTTATAGATATATCTCCTGTTACTCCAACAGCAGTTATGGTACCAGTACCACTAGCACCAACTAAGATCTGACCTGCTGAAACAGCAGCTAATTTCGTTAAAGCAATTGCAGCAGAGGCGTTTATATCAGCATTTAATATTGTTCCATCAGCCAACATTGTGCTTGTAACAGTTCCAGTATCACCAGTTGTGATTATTGTTCCTGTGACATCTGGAAGAGTTAGAGTTTTATCTGATCCTTGAGGATTCGCTACCGCAAGTGTTAGCTCATAATCATCATTACTTGAACCTTCAAAGACAAGACTTCCTGTATGGCCTATTAACAATGCTCCTGTAATCGTGCCGCCTGTAAGATTTAATTTTTCTGTGTCTAATTCTTCTAAAACAGATTGAACGTTTGTATTTTGAATACCTCCTGTTGCTGTAACCCCAATATTTGACGCAACCTGACCAGCAATAAAGTTTGAAATATCAAGTTTTTCCCAGGATGTTCCATTACTTAGGATCATGTCAGGAGGGTTGATTGTTACCGTAGGAGCTGGTGAAGTTCCTGTTCCTGACTTGTCACAAACAAAGTAATAACGATTATTTGCAGCATCAGCAGCTTGTAATGCCGCCCCAACCGTAAATCCTTGTGCTGTGCCTGCGGCTGTAAGTGTAGTAATTTTATTAGTATCTGCTCTATAGTTTCCAGCATATATAATCTCACCTGATGTAATTGTTACTGGCTGGAACGCCGACCCATCGTAGACGTATAGGTCATCATTCGTTAGGTCGTAGAAAAACTGGCCTTTAAATTCTGCGTTAGGGAAGGTAACAACACCAGAAGTAGATGTTGCTCCAGTGAACTTACAAACAGAAGAATCAGCTAAGTTTGTACCGCTTATGGTAGACGTTCCAAACCTTGCAGCATCAAATGTTCCACTTGTTATTTGACTAGCAGCAAGATTAGGGATTTGCCCTGCTGTTAATGTTGAACCGCTTGTAACAACCCCTTTATTATTAACAACAACTGATTGATATGTTCCAGGGCTAACTCCACTGGTTGAGGTTGAAAGATTTCCAGAACCGTCAACAGTTAAACCTCCCCCAGATGTTATCTGTACAGCTCCTTTTGCACTGGTGGTAGAAGCAGGGAGGTCTGATCCTAAAAGAGCAGAAGATCCAGTTATTTGTCCTTGTGCGTCATAATTGACTTTCGTTGCACCAGTAGCAGCAGAAACACTATTAGAAAGAGATAACGCACCAGCTCCAGTAACAGCTAAACCAGTACCAACCGAAACACCACCAACAGCACTAGCTGTGGCTATAGGCAGATCACTTGCTGCTAAAGCTGCCGTTTCAGTAATTAATCCTTGAGCGTTATATGTAATTCCAGATCGAGTAGAAGCTCCTCCAGTAACAACGTTATTAATTCCAAGGTTTCCACTTGCTACGTTTAGTGATCTATCAATATTTGCTGTTGCTAATTTCGCTGCTGTTATCGTTCCATCAGTTATTTTTGCTCCACCAATTCCACTAGCAATTTTTTCATCTGTTACGGCTGACGCTGCTATGGCTCCAGTATCTACAGCGTTGTTAGCCAGTTCTGAAGCAGTTACAGAATCAGCAGCAAGTTGAGTAGAACTAATTGCACCTGTAGCAAGAATCGTTCCAGGCAAATTTGCAGCTAATTTTGCAGCAGTTACATTTGCATCTAATATTTTTATTGTTGTTACGGCATTACTTTGTAATGCACCTGCATCTACAGAATTATCAGCTAGTTCTGACGCTCCAATTGCATTTGCAGCAATTTGATTAGCAGTAATCGTATCTGTAGCAATACTCGCAGCAACAACAGCTCCATCAGCTATTGCAGCAGTATCAACAGCATCATCAGCAAGTTCAGAAGCAGTTACGGAGTTGGCTGCTAATTGAGTTGCAGTTATTCCACCTGTTGCAATTTTTGCACCAGGAATATCACCATCACTAATATTTAACTTTGCATAAGCAATTGTTGTATCTAATAACTTTGTTCCTGCAATACTTCCTGCTAACTGTGCATTAGTAATTGTTCCTGTTAAAGAAGATGCAGGGTATCCAGTTGCATCTGCCAAGTTAAAAGCAGGAGTAGCATCTGTAGCCCCAAGAGCAATACTGACCCCGCCAAGAGAAATACTTGAATTTGCAAGCTTGACATTCGTAACAGCTCCATTCTGTATTGCTCCAGTTGCTACTTGGTCCGTTCCTAACGTTCCAACCTTGGCTGCTGGTATATCTCCTGCGTCTAAAAACTGTGCGGCTGCTGCAACAATGTCTTTTACAGTTACTTTTTTAGTCTCAGTTGCACTTATATCGGCAAGAGCTAAAACATCAGTCGCTTGAATACCCGCCTCGGCTAATGCGGGTAAGCTAGTTATCTTCAGATCAGCCATTTACAAGTTAACGAAACACCTTTGCAAATAGTTTAAACCTGTTCGAGCATTATGCGACTATCATTCTCCTGAAGAATCCGATCTGTGTCCTCCTGTAATAGAACACCAGGGACATCACCAATCTTTAAAGCAATAGAACCATTCGTTACAAATTCAATTCTTGTCTCGATAATTTCAGACGCAGAAACAGTTACAGCAACGTTAGTGATGATGCAATTTGCTTCATAATAAACGTTATTTTTTGCATTATTATTATCCCTGTAGAGGTAGAACACCCCATCAAAATCTGAACCCTGTTGTGTCCTAACTACTAATTGAGCAAGATAAAAAGGAAATTCTGGATCGGTTCCATAATTATTAGCACGATCTTCTGAACTATAACTATGCTCCCAGATGCAATTCATGGAGCCTTGACCACTAATTAATCCAGCTTCATATTGATTCCTAAATTCATCTCCTAAATTTGTTAAATCAACCTGCTCCCTACTGGTTGTCATTTCGAAATCTCTAACCTTTGCTACATGCCTAAAGTTGTCATTCTTGGTTGTAAGAACAACATCTTTAGAAGCACTAGGAGCAACAAGAGTTAAAGCGGTTGTAGTTAATCCTTCTATTGCTTTTGCAAATGTGTCATATAAACGAATACCACCAACAGGATCAATATTAATAAACCACTTTCCATCTGGATAACTATGACCATTGACAAGCTCAAGATTTGAACCGTCAGCAGTTTCTATAACAACTTGATCGCCTGTAATTAACGAGCCAGTGCTGTGGTCAAGACTAAATCTTTTGCTCTCTGTATTGACATCATAAGGATCTAATTTTGTTTGAATCCCACTACTTAACGTGTCCCTTTTTAGGGCAATTTGTCCAGATTGTCCAAAGTAAACACTCATTAATCAAGCAAGGTTACGTTGCCATAAGGAGCACCATCAGCTTCCCAACTAATATCAGCAGAAGCAACTTCTCCTACTGCGGTACTCATCGAAACTCCTGTAATAAAAACAGAAAATTTAATATCTCGAATATCAATAGAACCTGTAGTCAATCGCAGCTTTAACACTATTTTATTAGAAGCATCATTTGTACCATCTCCCGCATCGGATCCTGTTTTTATTGAATTAGTTAAGATTGCGTGTAAGTTTGAATCCGCACCAGACGCAGGACTAGCAACGTAATAAAACAAACGGCAACTACCTGAATAACTTCTTACTCCTGCCTTTAAAGTTCTATCTGTATCTCCTAGTGAGGTTGTTTCTAAAACAGCCATTGAACTAGAAAAAGACCAAGACTGAACCTTTGCTGCCTTTTGCTCAGTACCACCCGATTCAGTGATGTAGAGTTCTCCATCACGTCCAGAATAAAAACCCACAACCTTAAATTAAAACGTTGTTCTTATTATATGGGTGCATCCAAGCAAGCAACAAAACTACAGCTAACATTACTCATTCCTTTAAAGGTACTTGTAATAGAAGGAGGCCCAGAATAACGCCATAAAAGTCCAGCGCCACCTTCTTTTACTAAAGATTGAAGACTACTAGCAGGATTTGTTTGACCATCAACTTCCTTGCTATCAGATACACCAGCAA